CCTTTCGTTTTTATATACTGTCTATATATTTATTGTAGAAATACCCAAATTTATAATCATTAAATAGCAATGGCAGAAAAAATTATATCACCTAATGTATTTGTTCGCGAAAGTGATAAATCATTAATATCAAGAGGACCTGTTGTAACCGGAGCCGCAATTGTTGGACCTACAGTTAAAGGCCGACCATTAGTTCCAACTGTGGTTACCTCATATTCAGAATATCAATCCGTGTTTGGTGAAACTTTCAAATCAGGAAGCCAATACTACGAATATTTAACTTCATTAACTGCTAAGGAATACTTCTCAGGTGGAGGTACTTCATTATTAGTAACTCGTATTGTATCTGGCTCTGTTTATAACACATACGCTCAAGCATATGTAAATAAGTCAGGTTCTACTTTATCAGCAGCAGCTTCAGCTTCATTTACTTTAGAAGTATTATCATTCGGTACTGGAGCCAATAACACTGGTTCAATTTCTTCAGCAAATGCTTTAGGATCAGGTACAGCCGATAATATCCGTTGGGAAGTAACAAATACCGATTTAACAAAAGGTACATTTACTTTAATAGTACGTAGAGGCGATGATAATAATTCAAATAAAAACATATTAGAAACATTCTCTAACTTATCATTAGATCCACAACAACAAAACTTTATTTCACGTGTAATTGGTGATCAGAAATTTGTATACACATCAACTGATGGTGGGTACTTACAAATAACAGGTTCTTTCCCAGTAGCAAGTGAATATATTCGTGTTGCCGGAGTTACAACTTTACATGTTGATTCAATCGATAATGACGGTGTATTTAAAACCTCTACTTACTCAGGATCTTTACCAGCAGTTGGCTCAGGTTCATTCGGTGGTACATTCGATGGTGGTGTTGCAGATACAAATCGTCAAGGATTATATTTTGAAAGTATTACAACAAATAATGCTCAAGGATTTGCACCAGCAGACGACTATACAGCAGCATTATCATTATTAGCAAATAAGGAAGAATTCGATTTTAACTTATTACTTGCTCCAGGTACATTTATGAATACATCATTAATTTCGGCTTGCGAAAATAGAGGTGATGCATTCGCTATTGTAGATCCAGTTGCTTATGGTTCAACTAAAACAGCAGCAATATCAGCTGCAGCTGGTTCAACTTCAAATTACGCAGCTGCTTATTGGCCATGGGTTCAAACATTTAGCTCAACATTAGGAAAATCAGTATGGGCTCCACCATCAGTTGTGATGGCAGGTGTGTATGCATTTAACGATGCTGTAGGTGCTGAATGGTTCGCTCCCGCAGGTTTAAATCGTGGTGGTATAGGATCTGTAATCCGTGCTGAACGTAAGTTAGCAGCAACAGATCGCGATGATCTATACGCAGCAAACGTAAACCCATTAGCAACATTCCCAGGTGAAGGTGTTGTAGCATTTGGACAGAAAACATTACAAAAACGCGCTACTTCATTAGATCGTATTAATGTTCGCCGTTTGTTGATTAACCTGAAGCGTTTTGTTACTTCAGTTTCTCTTCAATTAGTATTTGAACAAAATACAACAGTAACTCGTAATCGTTTCTTATCAGTAGTTAATCCATATATGGAACAAATCGTTTCAAAACAAGGATTATATGCTTATAAAGTAATTATGGATGATACAAATAACGCAGCAGATGTAATCGACAGAAACCAATTAGTTGGTCAGATTTATGTTCAACCTACTAAAACTGCTGAATTCATTATCTTGGATTTCACACTTCAGCCAACTGGAGCTACTTTTCCAGCATAATAAAAATTTAAATAATTGATATTTATAATAAACAATATATAACAAATGGCAGTATTAGACGCATCAGAAATTATGTTTACAGCTTTTGAACCAAAGGTTCAAAACAGATTCATAATGTATATAGACGGTATCCCGGCTTACCTAATTAAAAAAGCTTCATCTCCTTCATTCGAAGCTAATGAAATTATATTAGACCACATCAACACTTACCGTAAAATTAAAGGTAAAGTAAAATGGAATGATATGACTTTAGAACTTTACGATCCGATCGCTCCATCAGGTGCGCAAGCAGTAATGGAATGGGCTCGTTTAGCTCACGAATCAGTAACAGGACGTGATGGTTACTCAGATTTCTACAAGAAAGACGTTGTATTAAACGTATTAGGACCAGTTGGTGATGTTGTTTCTGAATGGATTGTTAAAGGTGCTTATTGCAAAACTGCTACTTTTGGAGATTATGATTGGTCATCTGGAGAAGCTGCTGCCGCCATTTCATTAACAATTGCAATGGATTATTGCGTATTGAATTACTAAAAATTAGATTGTGAATATTTAAAAACCCTTCGTCATATTGTCGAGGGGTTTTTTGTTTTATATATTTATATACGCACAATAAAATTGTTATATGGAATCAAAATTTAAATTACCAACTGAAACAATAACCCTACCATCAAAAGGTTTATTATACCCGAAAGAAAATCCATTATCTAAAGGTGAAATTGAAATGTCTTACATGACTGCAAAGCATGAAGATATTTTAACTAATGTTAACTACATTAAAAATGGAACAGCAATTGATAAATTACTTGAAGCACTAATCGTTACGCCAATCAATTTTAATGATTTACTTATTGGTGATAAAAATGCAATTCTAATTGCAGCTCGTATTTTAGGATATGGTAAAGATTACCCTATCCAATTCTATAATGAAAGTACAAAACAACAAGAAGATTATACAGTTGATTTAACTGATTTAAAAGAAAAAGAAATTGATGAGTCATTACTTACATCAGGTAAAAATGAATTTACCTATGATTTGCCTCAATCAAAAAATACAATAACTTTTAAGTTATTAGATGGTAACGATGAGAAAAAAATTGATCAAGAATTAAAAGGATTAAAGAAATTATACCCAAGTGATTCGTTTGAATTAACTACTCGTTTAAAGTTTATGATAACATCAGTTGAGAATCAACGCGATGCTAAAGACATACGCGAGTTTGTCGATAAATATCTTACCGCACAAGATTCACGCTCATTACGCGAGTATTACAACAAAGTAATGCCCGATGTTGACATGAAAGTAACCATTGATAAAGATGGATACACACAGGAGGGTGTAATGGTACCAATTGGACTAAACTTTTTTTGGCCTGACGCTGGAGTATAGAGTTCATATATTCTCTCAAATACATGAAATAGTATTTCATGGTAATGGAGGATACGATTGGCAAACAGTTTACGATATGCCTATATGGTTACGTAAATTTACCTTCAATAAATTAAAAGAACATTACGATAAGGAAAAAGAGGAAGTTGAGAAACAACAACAACAATTAACAAACAGATCAAACCCAAAAGATATTGCTCGTCCTAATATAGCTCCTAAAAACACAACACCTACATATTCATATAAGGCACCTAAAAAATAGGTGCTTTTTATATTTATATTATATAATAATATTACTATATGGCTGATAATCCTCAAAATAATTTAAATCCAAAAGATTTAGAAACGATTAATAAATATTTTAAAGAAACAATAAAAGACTCTCAAATATTAGCTGATAGATTAGCTGATGTTAAAAATAATGCTGCTGAATTTGAAAGAGAATTAAAAAATGCTAAAGAACACTTTGCGGACTTAAATATTGAATCTGTTGATTTAAGTAAAACATTTAAAAATGTTATAGATGATCTATTAAAACTTAATAACACATCAGGACTAACAAATAAAAGTTTTAAAATATTAGGTAGCCTATCAGATAAATTAAAATATGATGCTTTAGATCTTAGCAGATTATCTAAAAAAGATTTAGAAAATATACAGAAAAAAACTGGAATTGAAATTGAAAATTTAAAAACTAGAAAAACAGAATTAGATCTTTCTGTAAAAAGAAGATTTCAAAATCTTAGTGATGAACAAATAGCTTCAATAGGAGCAAGAACAAAAAATAAAAATACAGCTCAAGAGATTCGTCAATATATAGAATTAAATGGTATATTTAAGAAAAATGGTGATCTTCAAAAAGATGGTAATAATTATGTTCAAAGATTATTAGATTTAACTCAAGAGAGATTAATAGAAGAAAAAGGAATAATTAATACTTTAGGAATATCAGGTAAATTAGTAGATGGGATTATAGGTTCTTTAGGTAAATTAGGAATTAGTAGTGATTTCTTTGAAGGTATTAAAGAAGATATGCGAGAAGTCGCTAAATCTGGAAATAAGTTTGAGGTATTAATGGCGGGGGTAAATGGATTAATGTCAGGTATAGGTCAAGCATTAAAAGATCCAGTTGCCCAGTTAATGTTAGCTACAAAAGCATTTGAATTCTTTTTAAAAGCCGCTGTAAACGCTAACAAAGAATCTGTAAATTTATCTAAAAACTTAGGATATAGTGCTGAAAACGCGGATCGTGTTAGAGCTAATTTTGCCTCTATAGAAGAAAATGCAGGATCTCTTACTAGTGGTTTAACAGCAACTAATGTTACTACAGCTAATTTAGCAGAAGCTTTTAATCAAATATCTGAATCTACGGGTTTTGTTTCTGAATATTCATCCGATGCATTAATAACTCAAATAAAATTAACTAAGCAATTAGGATTAACAGGTGATGAAGCTGCTGGTGTATATAAATTTTCCGTATTAACTGGCAAGTCATCCGAGCAAACATACCAATCAATGTTGAAAGGATATGTTGCTACTCGTAATTCATTAGGAGCCGGTGTTCCATTTAAGGCTGCTATGGCTAAAGCTGCTAAAGTATCAGGCCAACTAGCATCTAATTTAGGTAATAACCCAGAAACTATAATTAAAGCAGTAGTTGCTACTAAAGCATTAGGTACATCATTAGAACAAGCTAAATCTCAAGGTGAAAAATTACTTGATTTTCAATCATCAATTGAAAATGAATTAAAAGCTGAATTAATTACCGGCCAACAATTAAATCTTGAACGTGCTAGAGCAGCTGCTTTAATGGGTGATCAAGTAACAGTTGCTGAAGAATTAGCTTCTCAAGGTATGACTGCTGCTAAATTTAGCGGCATGAATGTAATTGCCCAAAAATCATTTGCCGAAGCATTAGGTACAACATCCGATGAATTAGCAAATCAACTAGCTAAACGTGAAATGGCTATTGCCTCAGGTAAGTCATTAGCTCAAGTTACTGCTGAAGAAGCAGAAGAAGCTGCTGAACGTCAAGATATACAAGAAAAGTTTAATGCTGCTATGCTAAAACTACAAAGTATTATTGGTAATTTAGTTGCTGGTCCTTTAGGTTCGTTTTTAGAATTATTAAGTGGGGCCCTAAATATAATTAATTCTATAGCTACTCCATTAAAATATATATTAGGAGCATATTTAGCAATTAATGCTGCTAAAAAAATAGCTTTAGGATATGATATAGCATCTAAAGCTGCTAATCAAATATCAGCTAACTTAGGATTAGCTCAAATAGGTACAAATAGAGTTAAAAATTTGCTAGAAAAAGAATCATTACTTACCAAAATATCAGGTAATATTCAATTATTTTATCAATTAGCTGCTGAACGTGGGGTAATGAGCGCTTTAAAAACTCAATTTGGTATTCAACAAGCTAGTACTATTCTTAAAAAAGAAGGTTTGTTATTAACTATGAAAGACTTTATCATTGAAAAAGGTAAATTATTATTTACTAATTTACAAAAAGTAGGTTTAATAGCAATTAATGCTTTAAAAGTAGCAGGATCTATTATAGAAAAAAGAACTGCAATAGTTTCAATAGCATCTGCTGCTATGGGTGCATTTAAAGCAGCTGTATCAGGTATTGGGGCAGCATTAGGACCTCTTGCAATTCCTATTGGTATAGCAGCAGCCGCGGGTGTTGCTGCTTTAGGGTATAGTTTTTTACAAGGAGATGACGTTGTGTCCGAAGGAGGATATGGTAAACGTACTTTACTATCGCCTGAAGGAGCTATCCAATTAAATAATAAAGATACAGTAATAGCTGGTACTAATTTAGGCGGGGGGAGCAAAATAGATTCAGTAAGATCATCCCCAGCTATGGATATATCTCCAATGATATCAGCTATTAATCAAGTAACAGCAGCTGTAACAACCTTAAATAATAAATCATGGGATGTGAAACTTGATTCTAAATCAGTAGGATCTGGGTTAATGCAAAACTCATATAAGTCTGCTTAATTTTAATATTTATACTAAAATAACAATAACACTATGGGATTATTAGATTTCTTACCAAAAATGCGTTTAGGCTTTCAAGGAGCTAAACCTAAATTTAATGCTGAAGATAAAATTTCAACATTACATAATCAATCTTCTACAACTGGGGATCCATC